AATGGTGGTCCTCCAAACCACATCACTAAAGATTTTCTTACACCTTTCTTAACGGGTGCAACTTTGTGTCTTAAGAATGATGCAAAGAATATAGCTTGTCCTTGTTTTAAGGGCAAAGGCTTACTATCACCCATTTCTGAAAAAAGAAGATCTCCACCTGTAAACTCTGATGGATCTGATAATAAACAAGTCATTGATATTTTACGTATTGGATTCTGACCCTCTTGACCAAAAGCATTGAGATCCATGTGCCAATCATAAAAACCTTTTTTAGGATATACAGTAAACTGTGCAGGTTCTGTGAGTCTTACACCATCAAAATAAAAATGATTTAAATTTACAATAGAGAGTTGGTTCTCAATAATTTTGTACATCTGTGGTAATTTATCAAAAGGTATCCAAGATATGGTTGTCACTCGTTTCTTAGTATCGTATTTACCAGATTCACCTCCACCCACTTTAGCTTGTTCAGGTGCACACTGATGACCTGCATCTATAATCATCTTACATTGTTCAGGTGTAAAGATAGGTTGTGTAGTTGTGGCAACGTAAGATTGCCATGTTGGCATTCTTGGTATCATTCGTTTTGCCCCGATCCAGTTCTAGAAGATACAGGATTATAATCAACATCGACATTACAAACTAATGTTCTTCTTGTTTCTTTAGTTCCGTTAAACGGATATACGCAGTGTCTCATATCATAAGGAAAAACATAGAAGTCTCCTATCTTCATGTTAGGTGAATAGTCTGTTTTAGAAAATTGACCATTAGCTGAACCAATAATTTGTAATCTACCATTCATAGGTTTTTCTTCTGCTGAATATTCTACACCTGTTTCTTTTGGTAACTTTAAAATCATCACAGAAGATAAACCTGTATAAAGTTTACCTTGATGTATGTGCACAGGATTATATTCATGTGCTTTCATTTCATTAACCCAAATAGAGTTTATGGATTTTTGTGTTGGACCTATCTTGTTCCAATCTGTGTAGTGGTCAAAGATACTATGAAACCATTTCAGTATATCATCAGGTAAGAAACAATGCTGGTGCATTTTATCGTTGTTAGGACCTGAGTAAAATAAAGATACTTCATCTTGTATTTTACCCACTAACTGTTTGTTAGCTTTAGGCAATTGTTTCTTTTGTCGTTCGTAGATTTCATTAAGACCTACGAATACCTCTAAAGGGACCTGGTATTTTAAAACCGTCTGACCTAAATAAACAAAGTCGAACTTCATTTTAATTTCTTAGT